CAGGACCTTGTCCAAAGATACCTCCTGCATAAGTACCACCGGTTATTCTACCTGTAGTATAACAGTTGGTTGCAGTTGCTGTACCACTATTATATCCTGCGTATCTACCAAACATACCTCCTGTATAAGTACCACCAATATCACCAGTTGTATAACTGTTTGAAATCAACAAATTACCACCCGATAATTCTCCTGCGTATGATCCAACAATACCTCCACTACTAACATTACTAATATTACCCGTAGAATAACAGTTCTGGATAATATTACCAGATGCATTATTACTGTAATATGTTTGTCCTATCCAGCCTCCATTCGCTGTGAGTGTAGTAGTTCCGTGTGTTATAACACCCAAATTCTGTATAGTTGTATTGGAATACCCATTCGCACCATTTTGACCATTTTTTACAAATCCAGGATAATTGAGAACTCCGCTGATATCAATAGTATTTCCAGAACCATCAATAGTTGTGCCATTACTTCCAATAATAAAATAATGAGAAGCATCTAAAAAAACCAAAGAGCTTCCTAAAGAAACATACGCTCCTCCAGATACAATTATGGGCCATGATCTACCAGTCACATCGGACTGTGTGATAACAGTATTCGTCGAGATTGTCGACATCGCTAGCAATATAATATACTATAATTATATAATAATGAATTCAGAAATAATAAAATTCGATCCCGAATGTGTTAGAAAAAAGTCGAATTGGAGCAAATCATCAAAGGACATCAAATTTGATACAGTAGATCCATTCAATGGTGAAGAAATATTAAGCCAAATGGATAAACGTTCACCTAAATTAGATGCCTTGTTGAAAAATATAGATGCCTTGGACAAAGCCGATTTCAAACGAAAAGGTCATATGCACAAACACTTTATCTTTTGCGATTTAAAGTCATCGACCTATGGTGCAAAACTCTTGGCTTCCGCTTTGTTAGCAAAAGGTATGATTTTAGGATATAACGCGGACAAGATCGGCGAATCCACGGAACCAACCAAACCGACTATTGTGAAAACGGATGTAAAGCGTACGATAAAACGGAGAAAGGATACACCTCGTCCATCGTCTATTTTAGATATGCCTGTAGAACCTGTATTTGAACAGGTATTAGAACCTGTCTTAGAAGAGGAACCAGAAGAGAAACCAGAGGAACCAGAACCAGAAGAAGCAGAACCAGAAGATGAACCAGAAGAAGCAGAGGAACCAGAACCAGAAGAGGAACCAGAACAAGAATCAGAAGAACCAACAATCGAAGGCGGAGCAAAGAAAAAAAAGATCTTCAAAAAACTCACATTATTGGATCCATCCGAGTTGGACAAAACACCAAGCAATAATTTCTATTTATTATCCTCTGTATCGGTATACGACCAACCCATTTCAGTACAAACCAAAAAAGAGATTTTGCGAAGATTCAATGAGCGTCCCGAAAATACTCACGGCGAAAAAGCCCGTATCATCGTCATGGACAGCGGTTTCAAAGAGGGTATTGATTTGTTCGACATCAAATATATTCATATTTTCGAACCACCAGTGAACATGGCCGATCAAAAACAGATTATCGGGCGCGGTACGCGGTTGTGTGGACAAAAAGGGTTGCGATTTCATCCAACGAGAGGATGGCCTCTCCACGTTTTCATTTACGATTTGTCTATACCAGAGCCTATGCAGCCGGGATTCTTGGGTGCTACCTCCGCATTCGAACTTTATTTGAAATCACTAAACTTGGACATTCGACTATTTGATTTTGCGGCCGATTTGGAAGACACCGCCGTCTATGGGTCGGTTGACTATGAACTGAATCGCAAAATCCATGAATTTACTACTGGTAGCAAAGGAGGTCGTGGTCGAATTGTAATCAATCGAGCCCTCCCTCCTCTCGTTCTCAAAACGCATGGAGATTCTTTGACCTATGTTTCTGGACCTGGTTTTGGACTACAGGTGTCCATACCTTCTGGTGAACTGATTGAACGACCAAAAATGGGGTTCCAAGAAACGCGCCAATATATCCAAGAGTATTTTGGTGATTATGCTTGGTCGGATATCAAGATGGAAAACGGATGTATAAGCCAGAAGGGCGGCGCATCTACAATTGTTAGTCTAACCCCCACCCAAGACTTTGTTAGCCATTATTTTACACCCCAAGCCCCTGTAAAAGGTCTCCTATTATGGCACAGTGTCGGAACAGGAAAAACCTGTAGCGCCATCGCAACAGCTACGGCCTCTTTCGAACCCCAAGGATACACGATTCTATGGATTACAAGAACAACACTGAAAAACGATATCTGGAAAAACATGTTTGACCAAGTATGTAGCGCTACCATTCGACAGAGAATGCTTGACCAAGGCGGAGAGATACCCGCCGAACAAAAGAAACGCATGCGTCTTTTGTCCAAGGCTTGGAAAATACGCCCCATGTCCTATAAACAATTCAGTAATTTAGTGTCCAAGGAAAACAACTTTTACAAGACCTTGGTGAAGATCAATGGACAAGAGGATCCCCTGAGAAAAACCCTCATCGTTATTGACGAAGCCCATAAACTCTATGGAGGGGGCGACCTCTCGTCCTTGGAACGCCCCGACATGGGCGCGCTACGCCAAGCCCTCATGCACTCATATCAGGTATCCGGACAAGATTCCGTTAGACTCCTACTAATGACAGCAACACCCATAACGGAAAATCCTATGGAGCTCGTAAAACTCATGAATTTGTGTAAACCCGCGGATGAACAGATGCCCGAACAATTCGAAGCATTTAGCCAAGAATTCTTGGAAGAAGAATCGGGGAGATTTAGCGAAAGGGGTCGCCGACAATTCTTGGACTTGATCGCAGGACAAATCAGTTATTTAAATCGCGAAAAAGATGCCCGCCAATTCAGTCAACCCCAAATTGAACGCATTTCGGTGCCTCTTATAAAGGATGTATCCGAGGCAGAAACCTTGGACAAACGATATGTACGCTCCTTAATCACCCAAGAAACGGATGCACTCAAAAAACGCATCATCAAGGAAAACGAACAGATTGCGGGTGATTTGAAAGACTTGGATGCAACCCGGTTTTACGCGTTGCGTGATAAATGCGAGGAGTACGAAGGACCCGTAAAAAAGGGTTGCATGAAAGTAGCCAATGCAACGATCAAATCTCTTATCCAAGAAGCCAAAGAATCGACCAAGGCGATAAGAGAGACGATCAAAACGATTCGCGAGGAGATCAAAAACAAGAATCTCTTTAAAAAAACCGCACTAGCCGACATAAAAGAACGTGTAGCGCAATCACCCGAAGACTTGGTCAAATTCAAAGAGAGCATGTTTTACGTATTGAAATACAAGTGTGGTAAGAAGGTGTCATCCACCGATGACCAAGATGAATGGACCAACGATCATCCGACTGTTGCGAGAATCAATGCGGAAATTGCGGCCTATAACAGTAGAATCGAAGGCTTGGACCAAACCTTGAAATCCGATCTCTTGTCCCATCAAACCCGTATCAAACAAATCAAACAGTTGATGCGTCAACCATATACCAATGATTTAGAGAAATCCGTGTTGAAACTAACGATCAAAGACATTCGCAAGACCTTTCGCAAAACCTCTGTCCAAGCCAAAAAACGCGCCACTCTGGAGAAAAAGGAGTTAACCAAAACGCGCAAAACCTTGGAAAAAGACAAGAAAAAGAAGATCAAGGTACTCAAAAAGACTTTGAAATCGAGACTCAAAGAGGAGGCCGCTATTGAAAAAGCCGAAGCAAAAGCCGAGAAGAAACTCCGTAAAACCTTGCGGAAACAAGGTGAACTCCGCGAGGAATTCAAAGAGGGTTTGTTGAAAGACTTGATGGACAAGTATAGTAAACAAATGGACCGGGATTTTGCCGAAAAACGGGAGTCCATAGAAAGCGAGGTCCAAGAAAAGATGCGTGCCAAGGAGGAAATCCGTCAACAAAAAGCCGAGGCAAAGGCGGTTATAGCAAGAGAAAAAGCGGTCAGAAAACAAGAAGAAAAAGAGGAAAAGGCTCGAGCTAAAGCAGAAGCAAAACAACAACGTGCGACACAGAAGTTGCGTGAAAAAGAAGAAAAGGCTCAAGCTAAAGCAGAATCTAAAGCGCTTGAAAAAGAAGAAAAACGAAGAGAAAAGGAATTAGCAAAAGCTCAACGTGCAACTAAAAAAAATAGGTCTGCCAAAAAAACTTCGGAATAATGTAATAAATATCAATATCAACTATATAGTAAAATGTTTGGAGGACGAAGAACTTTGAACAAAAGAAAACGATCCTTTATCAGAGGCTGGTCAAAACAGAATCCTGGATACCATGATCGCACAGTTATGATGCACGAATGCGGATCGAAATGTTTTTTAGGTCCAAACAAATCCTTCCCTATTTGCACTCGCAATACATGTAAACGTAATAGAAAAGGTGTTTATGCTGCGTTTATACGAGCCCGTGAATTTATGACTTTGAGAAAACGCGATCCAAAATACAAACGTATTTCCATGAAGGCAAAAAGATTGTTGGATAAAACCGATAATCGATCGTAAAATGACTCTTGTGTAATGAATGTAAAACAACGTATTCGTTTTACATTCAAATGTTATGACCCAAAATAACTTGGCATGTAGATCTCAGTACTCTTTTTGCAGTTCCTGAAAAATGTATAGTAATAAGTCTAACATTCTTTCCTGTAGTAGTATCTATGGCATATGCAGCATTGTTCATAATCTTAATATTTTTCAAATTTTTTCCCATTTCATATGTATTATCTCCGGCATATCCATACGAAATATTTATATTATGATCAAATGTAGATGTTTCACCTTTGTATTCGATCAATGTATTCAAATCATATACATCTATCATATTTTGTGAAAACATAAGATAATACAAAGTCATATCACATATACCTCCGGGAATTTTATTTTGTATATGATATTGAATTTTAGGTTCTATTAAATGTAATTTGGATTTATTAACATAAATATCAAAACACAATTGGACAAAGACTTCACAAAAATGATGTGTTAAAATCGCATTATGTACGCATCCAACCATATCGAATTGTTTATCATTTATCATCTTCGAATATGCAATTTTTGTATTTTCGGGTAATGCCGAAAACACCTCGTTCATATTATGAAATAATATGCAATCACTGTCTACATGAAAGACCTTTGAAAATGGGTACAATTCTAAAAACCTTTTCAGATAAAAAATACGTAGGAAACATATCAGCTCAAATGGTGCCGAGTTTGACGAATAGTTGAAAAAATTTTGTTTAAATGAATCCATTTCTTGTGTTATTAATACATTTTGATCAATATGAACGACGTTTGGATTCTCATTAGTAATATTTTTATTGGTATGATCACCGATAACATAAACCTTATTTGTTTTTGCATTTATTTTAACGCAATCTTGGAAATAATCTTGATTTCCCATATGAATGATAACTACAGGAATTGTGTTTAGATCTTCGGTTTGTTGGATAGTACTGTTCATTTTATACATATTATTTTATACATACTATCATAGTATATTTTTTATATCAATATGTAAAGGAAAATACATATATTATGGACACCAATGAAGATAATACCATTGAGGAAAACACGGTTGATCCAACAAATGCATATGTGGATAAACTAACACTGGAACTTCTTTTGAACAAAACACATTATCAAAAATATTTAGCCAAAAGTGATCCACAAATCTATGCAGAACAGCAGGAGTTCTTGGAATCCTGTTCACGGTTCAGAAGACTCATTATAGATATGACAGCTAGACTCTTGGAAAATCCAAAAAATCCTCAATATAATGGCGAAGTATGCGATGCGTTTAACAAATATGCGCAAGTATTGATTCGATATTTAGAAATCAAAGAAATGTCTGACCAAGCACAAAGTGTATTTGACAGTGATGGTTCGGATGATGCTGACATACTGTTTCCTGAATCAATGAATAGTGTCGTTCATCCCAAAAATAATAGCAAACCGAATAAATTACATAGATCAAATCGATCAAGCACATTGGATGATTTTATTTTGCGCAAATAAAATGTCCTTATAATGTAGCTATTTTGTAAACGTATATACAAAATAAATACAAAATAAATACAAAATAAATACAAAATATAATCATGAATAATAAAAGGACTACCAGAAGAAAACAAAATAATAGAACACAAAAAAGAGCGAAATATAGAGTACGAGGAAAAAAACAATCAAAAACGATTATCCAATCAAATACCGAACCAAATGAAACAAAAGCCATCAACTGCAGTCCTATCGTAAAGGGAAAAAATATCGCAAAAGACTCGTGTTATACCGCAGATGCTCTCATGAAAATAAAGGATGCATATAACAAAAACAATGGTCCACAGGATCAGATATTGGAAACAGATCCAACAAAAGTATACAATATTTTACGATCAAGACTGACTCGATGTAAAAAAGAAGATTGCTGGCTAGAAGAAATAAAAGATTCCAAGGTTCGTCAGCAATTAGATCAGATTTTGTTTGCTCCGGATCAACCGCGCGAATGGAAAGATAATCCCACTGAATGGTTGTCTAATTATGATATCGAGAAAGTGCTACAACAATATGAAATCGCTTATCCTGAATTTAAGTTGTTAGGGCCTTCGTCAATTGATTATGATACTGAAGTAAACGGCAGTTGTGTATGGGACGATATTTGTCGTATGCAATTGAAAGATTTGATGGCTCGTAAAAAACGAAAATTAGGTATAGTCTTTAATTTAGACAAACATAATGAACCTGGATCTCATTGGGTATCCATGTTTGTCGACTTGGATAACAAGTTTATCTTTTACTTTGATAGTGCATTAAATCCGGTTCCTACTGAAATAAAACGACTAAAACAGACAATTATGAAACAGGGTCTTCATCTCAATCCACCCATAGAGTTTAAGTATATTGTGAATAAAAAGGCACATCAGCGTAGCAATACTGAATGTGGAATGTATACTTTGTATTTTATCATTTCTATGCTTACTGGAAGAGAACCAGGAAACGATCTAAAAAAAGGTGGTGATGATAATAATTACGATAACGATAAAACCGTTGTTTCTAGTATAGATAGTTATAAACCCAAATCTAGAAGTGGCGGTAACACAGAAAATCTGGATATGATAAACACATTTCGTGATGGATCTTTACCCGACGTTATAATGATAGAAGAAAGAAAACGGTTATTCAATCCAGTAGAATAAATTTATAATATAACTGTAAAAATATCATAGTATATTAGAGAGAGTAAAATAATATACTATGCGTCGATCATCTAAGAATAATAAAACGAAAAGAATGAATACAATTCATCGTAGAAAAACTCAACGGGGTGGAAAACGAGCTGCCAAAATCCGCATTTTGATGTATAAAAATCATGCACAAAAACCAGATTTAAAAATCCGTGTTCAAAAAGGGCCAAGAAATAATTTGCGAGATATACTATTATACAACATAGCAAATACAGATAATTATATAATGGATGTAATAAAGGGTGCTCCGGTGTCTGCTCTCAAAGAGCGCGTTATTTCAGTAGAGTATAAAGAATAATACAAATAATACAAAAGGGTTTCTAAGGGTGGTGCTAATTTATCATCGAGAAGGTTTATGTATTTTACCAATAACATGCATTTTCCACCTGATTTTGTTCTTGAAAATGTTCGTGTTTAGCCGGTCGAATCCAATGTTCATTGTAAAATCGATTGATATCAGGATTTTCATCCCAACGCTTTCCCTTTATTCCAAAAAGGATCTGTAATGCACCTCCAATATAAATAGCGCTTCGTTTCTTCTCATGTTTGATATAGTTTACTAATGGTACACCATATCCACCACACCCAAGCAATGCTACATCAAAATCCAATGCATCAATTTGTCGACACATGGCTTCATAGTTATCTTGCCAACTATTACCCAATTTTATTCCTGCACTCGTTTGACACGATTTCAATGGAACAAGAGTAAATTCAGGTAATATATCAGGATTATCGAATAGTTTCTCACGATGATTCGTGTATTGTTGAACAATTGAATCTGTAAAAGGGGATATAATAAGCACGCGTTTATTTGCCAACTCCTTTGACCAAGGTTCACCAAAATAATAGGGCTCTAAATCCGTCGCTTTGAAATGACGATCCTGTAAACCAAATTGTTGTATCCATTCTTTTTCAATAGGATGAATAAATGAATTGTACCAAGTTCCCAAATAATCTGCTGTTCTCATACCATTTACGTAAGTATCTGCGAATGTAATAACATCCATTCCTTGTTTTTTTTGATCAAAATAAATGCCTGCGTTGTTATGTAAAGTATAGATGGTTCGTGGTTCGACTGGTTGCATCTTGGATACCTGATATGAAAAAATGGTTTCGGCACCTAGACCACATCTTACAATACTGAAAACTTTATCCGACGCAAGGAGACGTTTTATTACCTCATTTCCATTTACTGCGGGGGTTAATGATGTCATGAATAAATAAATAATATCAAAGGAGTATTATATTGTATTGTATTCAACAAAATTCTTTATATTTTTCCAAGACAACTACATAAATAGTTGTCTTGGATATTGTCTAGCTAACCACTAACAAAACATATGTCGCGATATCTTTTGCCGGAAAATAAAAAAGTGCTATGGGACTACATGCAAAAGATTCCTCAATTTCAAAAATCCGACCATACATCAAAAGATGCGTTATTTAGGAATACGGTATATAAAATATATCACGAAAATGAACATCGTGATTTATCACTAGCTGATCTACAAGCATTGAATCGAGATACTATTGCACAAATTGTGTCCCAATTGCGACAACCGGTCTCGGCAGTACCTTTATCCACACCTGTATCCGGCACCTTATCCAATCATTTTATATCTGGGTCCGCACCAGTTTCTTTGGAACCAGCATCATATGTATCGAGAGAATATTTCTCAGAACAAAAACAGGATGAAATAAACCGACAGTTTAACGAGCGTCAGAAAGAATATGCGGGAATGTTGTCCAAGAATGCACCTACCAACATCGATTTTAGAGAGGCAAAAGATATCGATAAACCTATTGAAAATATGGAGGAGTTAATACGGATTCAAATGATGAATCGAAAATTGGACATTGATATTCCGCCCAAACCTTTAGTTCAAGGGTTTTCTAATACTGTTTCTAATCCTGTTAGTAATCCTATTTCAAATCCGGTCGCCTTACATATTCACGAAACAACACAGTTGGATGCGCCCATTATAAACGTATCTCCTAACAATTCAGACAAGAAACATGTATCTTGGGATCTATCACAGAATCAAACCATGTATTATTACTCTAATGATGTCCAAGAATTACGCAAAGAGATTGCGGATATGAAATCGCAAATCTTGGAATTAACCGAGAAATTATCCAAATTAGAGAAAGCCAATGAAGCCGCAACAATCAAAACTAGACAGGATCATCATCGTAGTATTCAACGTGTTATTCGTGATCATCCACCCAGTGAATCGTTTTATGATTGATCATCGATCATTGATCATAGATCATTGATGGTTCGAATCCTAGTTTCCCAAGCGTAAAAAAGTGGCCAAAACCGATTTATTTTTCTTCTCATATTCCTGTGTCTTTATTTTGGCGGCGTATTCTCGTTTCATCATTTGCTCTTTCAATAATCGCTGATTCTGGTCCAAGATGCGTTGTGCCTCGGCTTTCTCCAAAGGATTCAATTCGGCGGTTGCATTTCGCGTCCTCTGGAATTCATCTACTGAAGCGTATTTAGGGGTTTTACCATAGTCCGATTCGCTAACTGCAAACACAGTTTGGTCTTTATGTACCTTTCGCAAATCATCGAATTTTAATTTGCTAAAGGGATCACTGGATACATAGATATCTCCATTTTCTGTATCGTCATCGTCGTCATAAAGACGTCCCGCACCCCCATTTAAAACCATTTCTTGGACACCGCGATATCGAACTAGTCCAGAACTCTGTTGTTTCATGGAATCGAAGACCGCCGACATGTTCTTCGGGTTTACATTACGCCCCAGTGTATCAACACCTTGTATTGCCGGATCTTCGCTAGTGAACCAGGCGTTCTTAGTCGGATCGGGGCGATCCGCCATTTGATTTTTCTCAAAGAGGGTGTTGAACTTGGATTGGAAGTCTTTGGCGTCCATTGCAGAAATGGTTTTGTGTATCTGTTTTTCCACCGACTTGTTTTGATTGGTATCTATAGTCGCACGATAAGCCGTGTTTTGCTCATTTACGGCGCGGTTTTGTTTGTTCTGATTATCGTAGAATTGTACGACTATTTCAAGGGCTTTTTTGTAAAACAAGAAATATTCGGGTCCAAGCCGGGATTTATCCGGATGCAACATTAGCACCTTCTTTTTCGCCCTTTTCAAATCTTCTATGGAAAAATCGTAGGACCGGATATCGAATAGGTCCAAGAGTTCATCGAATGAATAATGTTCGATTTGTAAATTGTGTGTTTGACTGTTTTGCATTTTATAGTGATTTTACCTATAATCTATAGGTATTTTTAGCGTATAATCAATAAACGCATGAAAAAACAGTATAGACAAATATTCTATAGTATATTTATTATATTATAAGGCATGTTTTCTCTATCGACAAACATTCCTATGACTACCAAGGCTGCAGCAACCAACAATAAACCACCCATCATTACCAAGATAGCATCTGTAGCGGAATTCTCTCAATTGCTACAAAATAATCAGGGGCTCATTATCCTAAAATTCGGCGCAGAATGGTGCGGACCCTGTAAGAAAATCGAGGGCCTTGTAAATCATTGGTTCGCAAATATGCCAGCCGAAGTCCAATGCGGACTCATTGACGTGGACGAGAATATCGAACTCTATGGATTCTTGAAATCGAAAAAACGTATCAATGGCATCCCCGCAATCCTCTGTTATGTCAAAGGAAACACGCACTATATCCCCGATGATATGGCCGTGGGTGCGGACGACAAACAAATCAATGGATTTTTCCAGAGATCGCTACACGCATTATCTGAACTATAAGAATTTTATCAATATTATAGTTATATTTTCATATCAGCAAATTAGAAGCCAATTCGCCACGTTTTCTATAACTCTCTGTTATATCTACACTAAATCGCATAAATTGATTAAGCATATTTATAATTCTTGTATTATCCTCACACTCTTCCTTCATCGTTTGTATAGTCATTTGACGAACAGGAAAATCTCTAGAAAATCGTTCAAACAATGTGTGTAATTGTGTGTAATACATTGATTTCCAAGTGTTGAAATCTTTATAGCAATACACCATGTTGTATGTATATAAAGAAGGTCCATACCATTGGTAAAAGCGTTTTGAATATGGGGTTTCATTTATAATTGATTGAATTTGACTAGGAACATATTCTTCAATAGCTATTTCTTGTTCATTTGGATGACTAAAACGTATGTAATTACACATCATGAATTGGGCGGGCGCAATATTGTATTTAGAAATCATATGTATAAATCCTTGTACTATAGGAGTTAGTGTACGCGTATTTATCTCTTGATTCCATAGAAGCACATCAAACAACGATGAAAATGTACCATCCCTACTCTGTGATTGATTGCGTAAAACACGGCAATTTGCAGTCCAATCTTCCGGATTGCGAAACGTATCGATAACAACAACCAAAATGCGATCCTGTGGTTGATCCCCTCTAGAATCCGGGCGTCTATTAGCAATAGATGCAGGAATCATTTGGAAAGGAGCATTTGATCGAAACTTTTTATCCTTCAAATGAGCCGGGTAATTGAATATATGATATAGGTCATTTTGCTTTCCGCCGATCGATACATACATAGAATTATAGGGTTGTTTTTCATCTGTCCATCCCTCTAGATTTTGTAGTATTCCTATGAATTCTTCTAATGATGAATTGTCCAATGCTTGAAACATGTCTCGAAATACTATAGCAGATAATTTTGCATATAATGTTTTGTTATTTACATTTACAAAACATTATATCTTTATGGTATCTTTCAATTTTCTCAGATTTTTGGTATTGTTGCTTATCTGTTTTTATTAGATTTTCTTTTGTTTCTGCGTTTTACGTTTTGTTCGCTTTGAATGTTTTGTTTTACGTTTTCCACCGATAACCTCGGGTTCTTTTTCTTTTTCTTCTTCTTTATTTTCATTTGAATCTACTTTAGCAGTAGCAGTAGCAGTAGGAGCAGATGTTTCTTCCGATCCATTAGTTTCTTCTTTTTCAATTGATTCTTTACTTGCGTTAACTAATTTAGACGATTCGGTGGATGATTCTAGTTTGCTCGCAAATGCAGTAGAAATATTTTCCGAAATTTCGGCAGTTTTATTGGATATATTTTCGGAAATCTGTGTCGCAGAATCTTTTATATAATCTATACTATCTCCCATTTTATCGGACGCAATAGAGATTCCTTCGTTAATCGAAGACGCAAGTTCTTGTGCACCATCTTCAAACGTGGCGTATCCCAATACTGCAATAACTATACCAAGCATACCTACAGCAGCATAAGGCACCCCTTTGTATCCTGAATACATAACATAATTTAAAGAGTTGTTATTTGTTATTGATTTTGATATAGTAGTTGCGCCGTTTGAGAAAAAACTGCCTATAGAATTTGCGGTATCTACTAATGTCATATTTACAAACACCTCTATTATATTATGCGATTTTTACACCGATGAACATTTGAAATAGGACAAACCGCCTATGCCGGTTTGCCTTTCAATTGATTTATCGGCAACGTTTTTCTTTCACATCTTGTGGGATGCTAAAAAGCGTCCCATTATAAATGTTCAAGGGTGTATATCTATGAATATACTGGATTTTCAATGTTTAGCATATCCTATAACTGCGCATGCAATCCGTTTTCCTGCATGACCGGTTGTCAAACTATCTGGTTGTCCTCCCAACCCACAATCATCAGGGTCAGCATGAATAATAAGTCCACGTCCAATAATATTAGCTTTATCTCCGCGTAATTGAATAACATTGTCATAAAATCTATATTTTGCACAACCATTTACATCAGTGCGAATATTTCCTAAATCACCGACATGTCTATGCGCTGAACCGGGACAACCGTGAACTTCATTATATGGATTGAAATGCGCACACATACTTTCACATTTGTCGCTCATATCACCACACTCATGGACGTGAAATCCGTGTAATGCATTTTTAGTAAGACCTTTCAGATCAATGTCGACTGCAATACGATTTGTAGGCATTTCGGTAAACCTCACGGTTCCGTGTATTTTATTAGTATTGAATACAGCAATAGCCTTTACAGGTGTATTGTTCATAATATATTATATCAATGTATTTATTTTTTGGTGTTTATGCTTATATACCATTTAAGGGCTATCCGTGTTTTTGTAACCAAATGGCTACAAAACATTAGAAAGTCCAACTTCATTTGGTAGATAATATATATTATTCACCGATAGACATTGACCAATCCTTCATAAGACCACCAGCCAGTATATTTACCGGTTTTGGTTCCTCAGCCTCTAAACATTCGTTAGCAAGTTCTGCTCTATAATTGATATCAATATATTGATCTTCCAAGATTTTTATTAATTTAGCATATTCATAAATTCGACGAAGATTTATCAATTCAGTGTAGTTTGTTTCAGGAAGTATCGGAAATCGTTCGTCCACTCCTAGGATAACGTTTCTAGATGTTTCTGACAAATCCAAGGGATGAGACTGAGACGAAGACGGAGACGAAGATAAAGACTCTTCTTCTTTATAAAGAGTGTCTTCTATACTCGATGATAGAAATTGAACATTATATTCTCTTGTAGTTTTACTGTATATTGAAGCATGATTACCTAAAAATAACGCATGGATTAAATACATATACATAATATTCATTACTAATCAATATACAATACTGTTTATTATAGTATTGTATATAGTTTTTGTCTATCAGTTGATAGATGTATTTACAAAACAGATAAAACACGGATATATTTTTTACACATTGTAAAATGTACATTGTAATGCGCACAAAGTGTGGGTAGTGCTCAAGGGAAACGCTTCCGATAAAAATTTCATAAGTTTCGGAAAAAGGGGACATCACCTTTGATATGTGTATTACTTCACTTGCACTGTCATGCGGCGTTCTTTTTCTTCTACGACAGATTTGCGATATTCGCGTTCTTCGCGAGCGCGTTCGGCCCATGCAACTTTAACATCCGAACTCAAAGTTGTCGCAAAATGCCTTTCGTAGCTTTCTGGACTATCATAATATAGATGGTGTGGTTCCGCGTCGTTATATTTACCGCGGGATCCTTCGCCAGTTGCCATACAGACCTTGAAATACAAATATTCGTCGGTTTTTCCTACACGGCAAGAAGAATCATAAATACCAGTTATTGCATCACGAATGACTGCACCTGGTGTAAACCCTGTACGATAATATGAAATAGGAACCATTTCACCTTGGATTAGTCTCTTTACAGTATTAAATGCTTTATCGGTACTCTTAACAGCGGTACGGTAAGAACGACGGTCATTCTTCTTATAAGAAACCGAAGGTTCTGATGGAACAGACTCGCCTTCGTAATCATATGGTGCAAAATACTCTGGACGGTTTTCATAATCATTTGACATATTATTATCCATTTCATTTTCATATGGTGGTAATTCTTCCTCGTATTCTTCGTACATAATGTTTTGTTTTATAAAACCCGGTTGTTCAGCTAACTATCTGATTCGTTGGATACAATATCTAATATATTGTCTTTATGTTCATTATTACAAAATAAATTCCACCTACATTATAGTGTGCTATGTCAATACCTTTTATTCATCAACAACAATTACAAGGTAAAATAAAAGCCCAATTATCATCAGAATTATACAACAATGTAGCAAAAGTAGAGACAACGGAAGAAACACCTGATATGAAGAAAATTACACCCAAAATATCTACGTTTTACAATAATAATAACGATATTGATAATAAGAATAACGATATCAATAACAATAAATTAAATCGCCAAGAATCTGACGTAAATGATTCGGATTCGGATTCGGATTCGGATTCGGATTCGGACACTGAGTCAGATTCCGAAAATTCAACTTCATCGTATGATGCGGATTTAGACATACTAGAATCTTTTGCTAAACCCGACACTTATTATTTCTTGGACA